ACCGACCGTTACCACCCCGCTTAGGAGCCGCCATGTTAAAGCACCCAGGCTACCACCGCCGCCGAGAGGCCCGATTAACCCACGCCAAAACGTCGCCCGACATTTGGGGCTTCAACGCCGCCGGCCCGGTCATTGGCGAGCAGCATAAGCGCGCCACGCCCTTGTTCGAACCGCATGAAGCGGAAGCGGTTTCAGCGTATTTGCTGGCGCATACCTATAAAAATGGTAAGCGCCTTATATCCGTTGCCAGAGCCGTCCAATGTCTGCGAGCCGCTGCTGCAAATTGTACAGAGAGCGCAGCGCCGTTGAACTCCGTTGAGGCTCCAGCACCATGCCCAGCTCGGCCTCCAGAGATTCGGCAATCTCGGCGGCCAGATGCACCGGAATCAGCTTCTCAAGGCTCGATAGCATGATCTTGCTGGTTAAAACCTCATCCATCATCTGGTCCACGATGCCTTCAAGCTCGGCGATTCGCTCCAGTAGTGGTTGTTGGGCTTCGGCTATCTCAATTTGTATGAGGCTGCGGATTTGGTCGTTAGTCATGTTTGTTTCCCGTTCGTGTTTAAGGCGGGATTTAGTTTGGCATTGTGCAACGTGCTTGCATATATGCAAAGCGGTTTTTTGTTTGTGTGGCGGATTGATGGGGTATGCACAATGAAACGTAAAAATTGGGCAGCGATTCGACCGCGCAATCTCACCCATGCAATGGAATTGTGCATGGAACATGCGCTAGCTAAATACAACCGCTCAACAGAGGGTGTTTGCGCGCTATCCGGCGTCAACAGCATCAATACCTTTTACAAATATCTGGCGACTGGCGGATTGCCGGCCAAGCTGATTAAACCCTTTGAAAATGCCTGCGGTATCGATTACGTCAGTCGCTGGTTAGTGGAAAGCAGCGGAAAAATGGTTATGGATATCCCGCGCGGTAAAAAATGCGGCGCCGGCGACGTGAACCAGCTGCAAATCGCGTACACCGATGCAGTCGGCATGCTGCTCAAATTTTACGACGAACTCGGCGAGGTGGACGACACGCTAGCCGCCATACAAACGGCGCTGGAGCAAACCGCCTGGCACCGCAGCAACGTTCAAAAATACCGGCAGCCGGAGCTGCCGTTTGATGAGGAGGATTGAGATGTCTGAAAAATTTACGAAAAAACAGCGCGCGTTATTGGATCAATGCGCGTTCGATTACGAGAACAGCGGCGGCGGCATAAAGGTTTTGTGTTTTTTAGGCAGCCACAGCCACAGCATGGCGACGGCGAGATCGCTTGAAAAAAGAGGATATCTATATATCTCAAACCCTGGCTGCGGTGAGGCCTGGGCGAGTTTTAGCGATGAAAGTTACTCTGAATATGTGCAGTTATTTAAGAAATCAGAGGATGAGGAGGAGTAATGGAGCCTGCTAAACAACGCATGAGCGGCAGTGCTGTGAAGGTGTTCAAAGTGCTGGATGTGCTGGCTCGTAATTATTACCACGGGTTTAGCCCTACCGAGATTGCCGCTGAAACAGGTTTCAGCCTGAGCGCGATCAACGGCTATGTCAATACGCTGATCGAAGCCGGCTATGCCGAGCGTATTCATGAAACAGGGCGAATTCGTCCGGGTATGACGAAGTTTGCGCGCCTTGCCTTACAGATTCTGCAGGCTATGGATGCAGCGGAAGCCAAGGTTAAAGAAATTAAAAGCCGCCTGCACGGCAGCTCGGAACATGAAGCCAATCGTATTAAAAACAGGATATTAGGTCATGAGTAGAACGCCAGCAATTACCGAAGTCGATCGATACGACGATGAAACCGATGTCACTACCATGGCGCAAGCGGTGGATTATTTGAGTGCCATCAGCCAAACCGAGAATGAGAATGCCGTAGCCGTGGCGCGCCAAATCGGTTACGACGGCCCGTTAACATTGGGGGCTATTGAAGATCGCATCCGCCAATCCATGCGGCGCACTATCGAGGAGGTTTTCGAAATTGGCAAATCTCTCTTGATTATGAAAGAGCTGTCGCCGCACGGCGAGTTTGCTAAACGTGCTGAGTTGTTAGGCATTCAGCCCCGCATGGCTCAAAAATTTATGTCGTCAGTATTGAAGTTTTCAAATGCGAATTCGAATTCGCTTTTGAACGCGGCAGGAAATCAAACCAAAATGTTAGAGCTTTTAGTGCTGGACGACGGCGAAATCGAAGCCCTTGAATCCGGCGACTCGGTACGTGGCTTAACCCTGGACAAAATCGAAACCCTATCTGTAAGCGAGCTAAAAAAAGCCCTGCGCGAAGCCAACGGCATGCTGACTGCCAAGGACGCCGTCATTGCCAGTAAGAACGCGTCCATTGACGACCAAGCCGAAAAACTGGCGCTGCTGGAGCAGAAAAAACCGGTTGCCGGCGACGTAGAAGAGCACTACATGCCCGGCCACGTCGAACTGGAAGCGCTGCAAGGGTACGCCAATTCGGTCGCGTCCCGCGTGTCCGCCACCGTGCGCAGCGAGATCGTCAAACTATTCGACATCTACGGCAACGAGCCGCCGGCCCACATCCGCCTAGCCGCCGCCCAAGCCTTGGGGTTAATCGTCACCGCCGCTTACGGCGTGGCCGAAGACCTTTTTCTCACGATCGACACCAATCCGGAAGCCGCGACCGATAACCCGGCCAAACGCGACGCAGAGGAGTTTATGGCATGGCAGCAAGCGCAATCAGCGGAGTAATCATCGTGTTTGACCCGGCTTACATTCAGCAGCTGGTCAGCATTGCCGATGCAGCGGCGGCGGCCGGCCACGGCAAAAAAGAGTCGATTTACCAGCGCGCCTGCGAGCAACTCGGCAAAAGCCGCGCCACGCTGCTGAAGCATTTAAAAGCCGTGGCGGTCGCCAAACCGCGCAAACGCCGCAGCGATGCCGGCAACGTGGTATTGCCGTTGGCGGAAGCGGAAATCATTTCAGCGTACATGATGGCGGGCTATCGCAAGAACAACCGCAAAATCACCTCGCTTAAAGAAGCGCTGCGGGTCTTGCGCGATAACGGCGAAGTCGTGGCCGGCACGCTGGATACCGAAACCGGCGCAATCCTGCCTTTGTCGGATTCCGCCGTGGCCAGGGCTTTAAGCACCTACGCATTACACCCGGAGCAACTGCGCCGGCCCACGCCGCATACCGATTTACAATCGCTGCACCCTAATCACGTATGGCAAGTGGATGCCTCGGTGTGCGTGATTTATTACCTGCCGGACGGCGGCACCGAACTGGTGGAACTGGACGATGCGGTGCATTACAAAAACAAACCGCAAAACCTCAAAGCCATCGAACAATTCCGGGTGATTCGCTACGTCGTCACAGACCACGCCAGCGGCACCGTGCGTTACCGTTACTACCCGCATGCGGAAAGCGGCCAGCACAGCGTACGCTTTTTGGCCTGGGCCATGGCGCCCAAGGACGGCAACGATCCGTTTAACGGTGCGCCGTTTATCGTCATGGTAGACCCCGGCGCCACCGCCGGCGGTTTAGTGAAGCGCTTTTGCCACCGCATGGGGATCGAGCTGATCGTTAACAAACGCAAGAATGCCCGTGCCAAGGGCAGCGTGGAAAAGGGCAACCATTTGGTCGAAACCAGCTTTGAGCAAACCCTGCGTTACTTAAAGCCCCGCCCGGCCAGCTTCGACCAGCTTAACGCCTTGGCGGAAACCTATCAGCTGTGGTGGAACGCCACCAAGATACACAGCCGCACAAAACGCACCCGCTTTGACGTGTGGCTGACCATCACCGCCGAACAACTGCGCACCACGCCGCCCGCCAACGTATTGCTGCAATTGGCGACGGAAGAACCGGTTAAGCGCCAGGTGAAAGGCAATCTGGTCGTCGAATTCAAATCCCGGTTTTGGGACGTCAAAGACGTACCGGGCGTGATGGTGAAAGATGATTTGTACGTGCATTGGCACCCGTTTATGGCGGATACCGCCATGGCGGTAATTTGGGGCGAAGACGGCCACGAAACCCATATCGCCTTACCGGAAAAAAAACAAAACGCCTTGGGGTTTTTCGAGGACGCCGCCGTCATCGGCCAAGGGCACAAGGCCAAGCCGGACACGGTCGCCGATACCAACCGCAAGCGCATCGCGCAAATCGCCGCCGGCACAAACACCCTGGACGAAACCGAGAAAAAACAGTCGAGAAAAGATTACACGCCGTTCGACGGCCGCATAGACCCGCTGCTGCCCTCCAGACAGCCGCTGCCGGACTTTATGAAAAAACGCGGCACGCCGCTGGACGTGGCAACCCCAACCGTCGAATTGGAACGCCTGAACATCGTCAAGCAGCTCAATTGGCTGCGCACCCGCCTGGGCGACGCATTCAACCCGGACATCCGCGCCGAGCTGGAGCAGCGCTTTCCAAATGGCGCTACCGAGCCGGAGCTGGAACAGGTGCTGACAGACCTGCAAGCCGGGCGCACGGCGGGCGGCAAAGCCCGGTTGCAGGCGGTATGAGATGTGGAAATGCAATGTTTTAAATTGTGGCGGCGGTCGATGCGTGCATCAACTCACCGAAGAGCGCTGCCCATACTGCAAATCTCGCATGGTGTTAGTGAAAAAGACCGGCTTTAAGTTTTGCTCCAACCATGAATCGATTTGCGATTACGAGATAGACCCATTAACCGAGGAAACACAATGAGCACAAAAACCGAAATCATCGTCTGGCACCCCGTCAGCGAAAAACTACCGGATGACGACATGACCGTCATGCTCTCGCATCCGGATCAAAACGAGCCGGTCTGGCTGGGCTACCACCACGACGGCGCCTGGTACGAGGTGCAAGGCGGGCTGTTGCCGCAACGCGCAGTCACACACTGGGCAGATATGCCCATGGGGGTTTGAATGAAAATCTGCATCATCATCGAAGATAAGGCCGACGGCGGCGTGCGTATCGACGTGATACGCCAGGCGGCGGGTAAGGAGACCATCGGCTCTGAAACCGGGGCCAATCTAATCGCAACCGAACTGGAAAGCCAGCTCGACATCATCATGCAGGAGTCGCGCCGGCTGTATGCCGCATCGGTCGAGTCCGAACAAGAGGCGGCGAGATGTTGGCATTAAAACCCTACCTGCAAGCGGCGGGCATTAGCCAGGCCCGTTTGGCGGCAGCGGTAGGCGTTAGCCCGGCCACCATGGCGCAATTACTCAATCACGAGCAATGGCCGACCACGCCAGCGCCGGAATATTTTGAGTTGTCGATTGTGAAAGCGCTGCGAGGCATGGGCCAAACGAGCATCCAGGCTGCATTATTTGAACCCGTCCCAACCGCGCCAACGGCTGGAACGGACCCTTCGGCTCCGCTCAGGGTACGAGCGGCAGCCGATACACACACAGACTCAGCTCGGTTGCTGAGCGGAGTCGAAGTACTGACCGAGGAGGTCGAGAACATGTTACTAGAACGCATCACATTAAAACAACCGGAATTAAAACATTTCGGACTATTCGCCAACCCCTTCGACGATGACGTCAACGAACCGGACGACGTGTATATCGACGGCCGCGAACAGCGCTACGCCTACGAATCGCTGCGTGCCTGCTGGAAAAACCAGGGCTTTACCGCCTTGGTTGGCGAATCCGGCAGCGGCAAAACCACGCTGAAAGACCGTATGCTCGACGACCTGCGGCATGAAAACGTGGCCGTCATTGCCCCGGGCGTGACCGAAATGGACGACGAAAAAGACAAGCGCGGCCGGCCGCTGACCATGACCGACATCAACGACGCCATTGTCGCGACATTGACGCCGGGTAAGACGCTGCGCCGCGGCTCGCAAGCCCGCCAGCGCCAGGTTAAAGAGGCCTTGGTTACATCGTCCCGTGCCGGGTACAAAAACCTGCTGATTATTGAAGAGGCGCACCAGCTGCGCACCCAAACCATGCGGCAGCTAAAACGGCTGCGCGAAGAAAAAGACGGCACCCGGCTACTGCTAGGCGTGCTGCTGATCGGCCAGCCCGGCCTGGCGGATAACTTGAGTATGCGCATGAACTGGGATGCGCGCGAAGTCATCCAGCGCTGCGAAGTGGTAACGCTAAGCAGCCTCGGCGCCGATCTGGAAGCGTACCTGCGTTTCAAGTTCGAACGGGTTGGCAAGGGGTTAAACGACATTTTCGAACCGGGCGCGACGGACGCCATCCGCGAACGATTGTTAGTCACTAAAACCCGGGGCAAGCAAAGCGAGCAAGTTTCGCTGCTGTACCCGCTCGCGATCAACAACCTGGCCGCATCTGCCATGAAAATGGCTGCAGATTTTGGGTTCAAAACCGTATCCGCCGACATTGTAAGGGAGGCCTAGCTATGCACGCCAACATACACGATAAACCCACCCAAGCCGCTATTCTCCTGGCCCGCACTAAGCGCCTGCAGCGCGAGCGCGACGCACGCAATGCCGCCTGGCATCGATTTCAACAGGCGCAGCCGCGCCCGATTAACACCGCCGATCTGGCCGTCACCGTCGCCATCGCCTTGATTGCGCTGTACGGCCTGCTGGCGAACACGGGAGGTGTGTCATGAATGATCCATTCTGGCTATTCATGCTGGGCCTGGCCCTGGTGGCTGGCGGCAGTGTTGTCGGCTTTTTCGCCGCAGCCATATTGGCCTACGGCGACCACCTGTATCCGCCGGCATTAGGACACAGCTATGTAGGGTATGGGGTACGGCTGAGCAGGCGCCTGGCTAAATACCGCCTCGCGCTGGCCGCTGTCGGCCTGCTGGTGCTGGCAGAAACCGGTTACATCGGGTGGATGACATGGCTGGCACACTAACGCTCACAGAAATCGCCGATGCGCTGAATGTGCAATTGGTGTATCTGTCTGCCGCACGCCCGTACCTGGCGGGCTTTCCCGAGCCGCTCGAGGCGAGTGGAAACTGCAAGCGGTTCAACTGGGACGCTGTAACGGCGTGGGCTGCGGGCCGGGATATTGCCGGCGAGATTAAAAAAGCGCACGCAGAGCGGCGTAAACAGTACTCCAGCAAAGTACACACCCCTGCGCCTAAATCGGACAAGGATAAAGATGCCTTTAACCGCGCGGCCGCGCGATTTCTCGCCGGCGCTTATCTGCCGGCACAGCAGCGCACAGAGATCCAATTTAAAAAACTGGTAGCTAGAAGCACTCAACCGCAAACGCACACAGTACGCGTGCGCCCTGCATGGTATTCGGAGGATGCATGACCGCAAACGACATACAAACAAGCCTGGACCGCCCCGGCGGCCCGTTATTCAAAAACAACGGCTATTACCAACCCTTGCGCCGGCGGGAACCGACTGCGCGTTACAAAGCGCTGGACCGCAACGGCCGCCATTTTCAAGCCAAACGGAGTTAACCATGACCGACATCAACGATTTAACCGAACAACAACTGGAAGATGCGCTGGCCGCCAAACGCGCCAAGCGCGACCGCGACCGCGAGGCCTACCGGCAAATCGTCGACGATACGGTAGACACAGCCTGCCACCGCCTGCAGGCCGCCTCGGTCATTCTGGCCGAGATCAAGGCGGAGATTTTTCAAATGTTCAAAACCGTGTTGGCCATGAAAGACGAGGTTTACAGCATCAAAGGCGACCAGCGTTCCCATACCTTCAGCACAGAACAGTTTGGCATCACGATAGGCTACCGCATCATTGACGGCTGGGACGACACCGCCAGCGCCGGGGTTGCCAAGGTAAACGGCTTTATCGCCACGCTGGCCCGCGACGACAACTCAGCTGCGCTGGTGGAGACGGTGTTCAACCTGCTGAAAAAGGACGCAGCCGGTAACCTACGCGCCAATCGGGTCATCGAGCTGCGCAAACTAACCGAAAAATTCAATAACGCCGAGTTTACAGACGGCGTGAACATCATCGTCAACGCGTATAAGCCAATGCGCTCCTGCTGGTTTATAGACGCTTGGTCTATCGACAACACCGGTAAAAAACAAAATATCCCGCTGTCGATATCGGCGGTCGACTTTCCAGCCGGCTTCGATTTTGCACTGCCGGACGGAAAGCGGGAGGCGGCATGAAACCATTAACTGAATTTGAACAACTGCTGATCAAGCAATTTATCGACGAACATTGGTCACGATTTATACAGCATTGCGAAGAGCTTGGGATATTAGCGGACGAGGCCATGGCGATTGTTGAAAAGCTGGGGAACGACGCATGAGCACACCCGCCGACAAAGTGGTGATTACCATCGACGGCAGCGGTTACACCGTCGAAGTGCAGGCCACGCGTGCCGTGATTGCCGAGCAAACGATCGAAATCACAGACGGCGGCACCTGCATTTCAAAATTGGGTGACGATTTGTTTGACGTACTGCCGCCCGATTTGGCCGCCAGTCTAGATGCCATGGATCTGATGCTGATGGATTGCGTCATTGCTCTGATGCCGGACAACGCATGAGCAAAAAGCGCTTTATTCAATCCGTGGTAGTGCGGCGTTTGCCGCCGCTGGCCGAGCTGCAAAACACCATCCGCTACGCCGAGCAGGCTTGGGATGAGTTGAGCCAGCGCGGCTACGGTGCGGATCAGCCCGGCCAGCCGCGCGAAATGCGCAACTGGTATGCGGAATTGGCGCCGGCGCAAAAAGCCGGGTTCGATGCGTTTTGGAAAGCGTTTGATCTTAAAAAAGATCGCAACGGCGCGGCCATGCGCTGGACCCAGCTATGCCAGCGCGGTTACATCACACCGGAGCAGTACCAGGCCGTTACCGACGCCGCCGCGCAAGAGGCCCAGCGCCCGTTGACGCAAGGCCAGGTGCGTAAAATGGCACAGGGCTGGCTGTACGAAATGCGTTGGCTGGATTACAGCAAAGCCCCGGTAGACGACAGCAAACGCAAACGCATGGAACACAACCGGCTGGTTAATGAAATCGCCGCGCTCAATAGTCTCTACCAAGCCGGCAAAGACCCCAAAATTAAACAGCAACTGGACACGTTGCAAGACAAGCTCAACCAACTGCGCAATCAGGAGCGAAAATGAACGACACTGCTAAACAATTCGACCGCAACCGCTTTTACACGCTGCTGCAGGTCGGCAAACAGGAGCTCTGCTGGGACGACGAGTTTTACTACGGCATCTGGCTGCCAATGCAGGGCGCCACAAAAAAAGACGGCAAATACTCCGCCAGCACCCTCAGTAATACTCAGTTATTTAAGGCGCTGGAGGCCATGAAAACAGCCGGTTTTAAGGTCAAAGCTAAAAACGGTAATCAAAAATCCAGGCCCTTGGCGGACGACGATCAGTCCAAAAAAATCCGCGCCCTTTGGCTAGCATTGCACGACGCCGGCGTGGTGCGGGATCCGTCCGAGGCGAGTTTGTGCGCCTACGTTAAACGCCAAACTCATGTCGAGGCCCTGCAGTGGCTCAGTACGGCACAGGCCAGTCGGGTAATCGAAGCGCTGAAACAATGGGCCGCCAGGAAAAATGTCCAACTTGCCTAAACACCTGCTGCCGCCGCGCCTGCGCGAAATCGCAGACTATTGTGGCGAGGAAATCATGTGGAAGCTATGGGATGCCTATGGTGGCGGCCATTTATACGTGCCGCGCGCGGCATCCCTCAATCGCGACCACCCCCTAGCGCATGCGCTAGGGCTAAAGGATGCGCTGACATTTTGCGATATTTACGGCGGACAAACGCTCACAGATATCCCGCTGGCCAGCGCCGCTAAGCGCAAATTGCGCAATCTGGCCATCGTTGCTGACCGCGCTCATATGAGCCCCATGGCGCTGGGGCGCAAATACCACCTGACCGAGCGTGCCGTATATCTCATACTGGCCGCTGAACAAGCCGACGACGATCCGAATTACGATTTATTCGCTTAAGTGAAGCAGCGGCGATTTAAGGCCCGTGCGCACTGTTGGTGGCTATAACCCGCCGCAACACAGCACAAAAACCCGGCAGCGGGCCTCATAAATGCTTTATAAACGGTTTTTTGATTAGGAGGCAGTATGAAAAAAGCAAAAAATACACAACAGGAAACAGCAAGCATGCTGACGGCAATTGTCTTAATTGCCGCCGGATTTTGGATTTATGATTTTTTTAGCTCTGCTCAGGCTGTTAAACAACCTGAGCAGCAAGTTGCTGCGCCGGCTTTAGAAACCAAAGACGTGCAAATGCCACCCAAGATGGGTTTGGGTGTCACTCTCGACGCGTTTTCAAAAACTTTTCGCGGAAAGGGATTTTATTTTGATTATGCCCAGCCGGTCGATGGCGAGCCGAGAGTAATAGCCAAAGGCGACGACTCACAATCAATAGCCAGCATGGAATTGATCGGAGATCCATCCGATATTACCCACGCCACATTGATGTTGGGCATTTCATCCGACGGTCAGCATAATTTCGGAAATACTGTGTTGGTATTTATGTTTGTAAACCAGGTTTTTACCGACTGGCCAGAATCAAATCAATGGGTGAGTGATTCGATAGCCGACGTCCTTGAGTCTAAAAAATCCAGTCAAGCTAAAAAAGAGAAAACGGTAGACGGAAAAATAATTCGAGTGGTTTTTTATAAAGAGCTGTCGATCTTGAACATTACGATTGAGTCGTCGAAATAAGTCACGTTGACAATTCAAAAGCCAGCACCGAAGAAGTCTCCTGCTTGCTAACGGTGCTCTCGGCTCGCTTGCCGGACGAAAGCGCATTGACGTTTGTGGTAGAGTAATTTAAACCCGATGGGTGGCTACGCTGTTCGTAGTCACCCGCTACCGGGGCCCCATCAAACCCGCTCCACTGAAGCGCTTCAGATTACCCCGCTAACCGTGGCCGCCTACACTGCGGCCCATGGCAAAAAAACACACTCACATCGCTGCCCTGGCCTTTATGCTGCAACCCTCGCAGGATGGCGCGCTGCAGATTTTTCCGGCCGGCGAATTCGACGCCAAGCGCGGCTCGTTGCGCGGCAAAGGCCCGTGGCGTATGACGGCCGACTCGGCCGCTCGCTTAATCGCCGCCGTATCGCAGCGTAAAAACGATATTTTAATCGACTACGAACATCAACTGCTGCATGCCGCGGCCAATGGTAAACCCGTGGTCGCCGCCGGCTGGATCGGCACCGATGCCCTGGAATGGCGCGACGCCCCCCACGACAAACCCGGCCTCTACGCAAAAAGCCCGCGATGGACGGCCGCCGCCTCGGCGCACATTGCCGCCGACGAATACCGCTACCAATCGCCGCTATTCACCTACGACGCCGAAACCGGCGAGGTGCTAGACATTATTAACGTGTCGCTGACCAACAACGCTGCCATCGACGACATGAAACCCGTCACCCTGGCCGCTGCATCCGCGCTGCTAAACACGGAACACTCACCCGAAACCACCACGGAGCCACCGATGGAAAAACTGCTACAACTGCTCGGCCTGGCCGCCGATGCCGACATGGCCGCCGCGTGCGCTGCCGTGGAAGCATTACAAGCCCAAGCCACAGAACATCAAACCCAAGTCGCCGCACTATCGGCTAAGGCACAACAAACGGCCGCGCCGGACATGAGCAAATTTGTGCCGATCGGCATGTATACCGAGGCGGTGCAAAAACTGGCCGCGCTGTCCGGCGACAGCCTGGAAAGCAAGGTTGCCAAACTGGTCGACGACGGCGTTAAAACCGGAAAATTGATTGGCGAAGAGGCCAAGCAATGGGCTACCGATTTCGGCAAAAAAGACCTGGCTGCGCTGTCCGCGTATCTGGATGCCATGCCGGGCATTGCCGCACTATCCGGCATGCAAACCGCTGGTAAAACCGTGCCAGAAACCGCGGCGCTGTTCGCCACTCCGGAACAAGAAGCCGTTGCCGCGCAATTGGGCATCGACGTTAAAACCATGATCGGAGGCAAGTAATGGCCGCATTATCCGCACCACGCAATACCCAGAAACGCTCCGGCGGGCTGGAATTTAACAACGAAGATTACCCCGTTGCTGCATCCGTTAAATGCCAACAGGGGGGCATTGCCGTTTTGGCGGCCGGCTACGTCAAGCCCGGCGTGACTGCCACCGGTTTAATCGCCGTGGGCCGCTTCGAGGATGAGGTGGACAACACCTCCGGCGCGGCCGGCGCCAAGAAGGCGGTGGTTAAAGGCGGCCGCTTCAAATTCGCTAATTCATCCGCCGGCGATTTAATTGCCCAAGCCGACGTCGGCGCGGACTGCTACATCGTGGACGACCAAACCGTGGCTAAAACCAACGGCGGTTCTACCCGCAGCCGGGCCGGCAAAATCGTCGCTGTCGATTCCGACGGCGTTTGGGTGCAAATGGCGTTAGGCCTGTAATTTCGGAGAATTTATGAACATCAGTAACGCAACGCTTAAAGCCCTGAACCAAGGCTTTCAACAAGTTTTCATGTCGGGGTTCGGCTCTGTAACGCCGACATACACACAAATCGCTATGGTGATTCAGTCGAAGACCAAAATCGAGAATTACGGCTGGCTGAAAGAGCTGCCCGGTATGCGCGAATGGATCGGCGCGCGGGTTATCCATAACCTGGAAGCCACCAGCGCCCTGTTGGAAAACAAGGATTGGGAGCACACCATATCGGTGTCCCGTACTGCCATCGAAGACGACGAACTCGGCATATTCAACAACATATTCAGTATGCAAGGCGAAGTAGTCGCCAGCCATCCGGACGAACTGGTTTGGGGCTTGCTGCCGAACGGCTTTAGCACCACCGGTTTCGACGGTCAGTATTTTTTCGACACCGATCACGTCGGCTACAATGCTGCCGGCGCGGAGGTATCGTGGAGCAATACCGGCGGCGGTGCCGGCCAGCCTTGGTTTTTGGCCGACCTGTCCAAAAACTTTATGAAGCCGTTGATATTCCAAAACCGCAAAGCGCCGCAGTTCGTGTCGATGACGCGTGTCGACGATGACAACGTGTTTATGAACAAAGAATTCGTGTTCGGCGCGGATGCCCGTTACGTGGCTGGGTTCGGTTTTCACCAGCTGGCGTTCGGCTCCAAAGCCACTCTGGATGCGACCAATTTCAAGGCCGCCCGCCTGGCGCTCGGCACCCAACGCCGCCCCGGCGGCCGCCCGCTGCCGGTGCGCGCTACCCACCTGATCTTCGGCCCATCCAGCCGCGACGCGGTAGAGGATTTAATTCTGACCGAGTACGTAGCCGGCACCAAAAACCCGCTGTACAAAGCGGTGGATCTGATCGAAAGTCCCTGGCTGGGTTAAGGGGTAAGCCATGCCTTTAGAAATTAGCGCAAAACGCGACGGCTTCCGCCGTTGCGGCATCGCGCATACCACGGAGCCTAAAGTCTATCCGGACGATCAGTTTACAGACGAGCAGTTGCAGACGTTGTTTGACGAGCCGTTACTGGATGTAAAGGTTGTCGATGCCGATATCGTCAAAAGCGAAAATCTGCCGGACGGCATTTATGCGTACAGTGACGTTGGCGGCTGGTTTGGGCCATTTACACGTATAAAAGTTATTAAAAAAGGCATTGAATTGCAGATACCGGAAGGACAACGTATCGACGACCAATTTTTCGGTGTCGATACGAAAGGAAACTTGCACGGTCCTTTTACAGACGACATGCCGGAAACCGATCTGTATAAATCAGACGCTAATCTGGCAGAACCCAATACCCACCAAGAGAGCGACAGGCAGAAGGACCAAGCCCAGGCGGACACGGAAGTGAGTGACACCGCCTGGGAGACTGAGGGCGAATCGCTGAAAAACAAGAAAAACACCGAAAATCAGGCGGAGGATAAAGGACCAACCCAAACGCCCGTCACGGATGGCGAACCTAACGCAGCCAGCGTAAACACGGACCCTGCGGACGCGGGCACGGACGCGGCTGAAACCGCCGCCGCAAAACCCGAACCGGCCCAGGTGGACAAACCCGCCAGGGCATCACGCAAAAAAAAATAGGATAAACCATGTCCCCAGCCCCCTACGCCGGCACGCCACCCACGGTAGACCACACCAAACCGACCGCCCCCGGCACGCCAGTGGTGACGAATGCTAATGCCAATCAAACCGCCACGGTCACTGTCACAGCCAGCACGGATAACGTTGCCGTAGCGGGTTATGCCGCCTTTTTAGACGGCAGCCCGGCCGAGGCGGCGCGCAGCGCGACCACTGCTATTCAACTGTCCGGCGTGCCAGCGGGGGCGCATAGCGTGGTTGTGCGGGCCTTCGATGCCGCCGGAAACTACTCGGACCCGTCGGCTGAGGCGGTGTTTGATATGCCTGACCTGCCTCGCTCAAATGAAACAGCGGTTACTGTTGCGAGTTCTATTGCCAACCTTCCTGCCCCGGCGGATTTAGGTTTTAGATCGGCTCGGGCTGGCCCGCAAACAATACAAGGTTGCGTTAATTTTTTGCGGCACAATCTGAATAACGGGCTGGTCGTAGAGAATTTATTAGATAAGGAATTCGTATCGCAGATATCGAAAACTCAAACAGGCGCGACCGTTACAGCGGATGACGACAATCAATCGATAGCGATCGTTTGTCAGTCTGGCGGCCGTGGGTTTATTACAATATTTTCAACGGCAAAGACATTTGTTGCTGGTCACATTTATTGTTTATCCGTTCGAATTTCTAATTTAGTAAAACCAACCAGCACCAATTCTCCGTTTATAGCGCGTACCGGCGTAGCGCCGGCCCTTGATCTAGGCGTCGAATCGTTAGCGATGACTGAGCTGTCGGTGGACGGTACGTATGCGATTATTTTTCAGCCGACAACGTCACAAGCAATCAGTTGGCGGATTGGCATGGGAACAAATGATGTGACAACTGGCGATTCTAGTTGCGTCATTGATGAAATTTCCGTTGTTGATCTAACTGAATCGTCAATTGCGATCCCGCCGCCGGCTCCGGACCCGAAACAAGCGATTTCAATTAGTGCAGACTATTCCGGGTCACTCACTAGTCAAACTCACGGGCTGCTAACATTAACAACAAATGTTCAAAGCCTGCCGCGCGATAGATTCTCATTAGCAGTATTTGGTGATAGCTGGGTAAACGATACGATTGACTATCCCGATCGGTTGCGATTATTAAGCAATCCGCGTGTGGCGGTTTGGGTCCAACGGGAAACAGTCGCCGGATCGACTGTGGCAGGCACACGGCCGTCGTCCTATTTATCGACATTTAACGCAAGAATTCAACGACTCATCGACAAAAATCACCTCACGGCATTCGTCATTATTCAGTCATCGCTGAATACGATCAATCAGACAGGATTGTCGGCTCAGTATGCGGCAATAGCTGCTGATACAGCGGAGATAGAGGCGGCCGCAATGTTCGCTATATCGAACGGGATTATTCCGATATTGACGTTAATTCAACCATGTAAATTAGGGATTGCGACCTGGATATCCGATAACAAATATTTTTCCGCGCAAAAACACGATCAAATTATTCAAAATATAGCGGCGCGAATAGGATGCATAGTGTTCGATTTTAAACGATCTGTCGGCGATTCGGCTGACCGATATTCGCTGTCAGCAACGTATGACAGCGGTGATGGTCTACATCCGAATCAGGCCGGCGCGGATGTTATTGCAATCGATCTGCAAAACCTGATAGCTAATTCAGTCGGTTAGCCTAATGCCCTACTGCACACAAACCCACCTGACCGCCCGCTTCGGCGCCGAAGAGCTCATCCGCCTCACCAACCCGGACGACGTGTCCGCTGTGGTGGTTGATGATGCCGTGCTGGACCAGGCCATTGCCGATGCGGGCGCGGAAATTGACGCCTATATTGCCGCCTGGTTGCCGCTGTCGCCGGTGCCCGCTAATTTCGTGCGTATGGCGTGCGATATCGTGCGGTTTTATCTGTATAAAGACAGCCCGACCGATGCGGTGCAAAAAGCCTACGATCGCGCGTTGCGCTATCTGGAAAAAGTTGGCAAAGGCGATCTCGGTTTAGGCCCGGATAGTAATGGCGATATCGACCAACGCCCGAGCGAAACGGTGTCGATGCAGTCTGCAGAATCGGTATTTAGCCGGGATGCGTATTGAGCCTGGCCTTTTTATGAACCTTTCAACCCCCCATGAGAGAGAGGACTAATTAGAGGCCGCAGTTGAAAGGCCTCTGCCACGGATTGGCACCCCCATTCAAAATAATCCCGCACCACTGAAGCCCTTCAGATTCCCCGTTTAGGCATGGCCGCGTAGCATGCGGTCCATGAGCATTATTTCCGACGTCGAAGACGACATTCTCTCCGTAATCAATACAGCGCTACCCGGCAAGCTGCGCGACAGCGGCTCGCTGCCCGGCGCCTGGTCGCCGGATTTGTTGCGGCAGTTGCTACAGCGCGCGCCGGCGGTCTATGTCGCATTCAACGGTGGCCCGTTTCGCGCAAACAACATGTGCATGATCGATGCCCGTTTCGATGTGTATGCCGTAACTAAAGAACCGCAAGAGATCAACCGCCGCCGCGGTTCGCTTACTGCAATCGGCGCGTACGACATTATCGCCGCCTGCGCGGAAAAACTGCACAACCACACCATAGCCGGCGTCGGCACGCTGCAGGGCGCTAACCTAGCCAACCTGTTTGCGAACGTGCTGACCCAGCTGGGCGGCACGGTGTATGCCATGACATTTACCCTGTCACTATCGCTAAAAGACGCCTTTAATGACGCGACGCTGGGCGACTTTATTACGTTTCATGCGGAATCGGATATCAACGCCGATGCTGTCACCGATTTTATTAACGAATTCGACCTGCCCTAGAGGATTCCATGTTTGTCAAACCGACCATCGACCCGGCCACCGGGCAACCCTTTAAGCTGCGACAACCCGAGCGCGGCTTTGTGCATTTACCGGATGAAGGCGGCAACGTGCCGGACAATCGATTTTGGCGCAATCATTTAAACGACGGCGCGATTGAAATCGTTAAACCCGCCGCCGCCAAACCCAAAAAAGGAGCCGACTAATGGCTATTGCATTTAACGACATCCCCGGCGCTACACTGCGTGTGCCGGGCGTTTATATCGAGTTTGACGGCCGCCTGGCCGGTCGCGCAGTATTTGATGCCCAGGTCGTGATTATCGGCCAGCGTTTGAGCACTGGCGCCGTGGCCGAGGGCGTGTTAACCCAGGTTAGCGGCAACAGCGCGGCGGTAGAGCAACAATTCGGCCGCGGCAGCATGTTGGCTGAAATGATTAAGGCCGCCAAAAAGGCTGCACCGTGGCTAAACATGTATGCCATCGCCCTGGATGACAATGTGGCCGGCGTCAAATGCGTAAAAAAAATTAGCATTACCGGCCCGGCGACCGAGGCCGGTACATTGAATGTCTACATCGGCGGCTACCGGGTACAAATTGCGGTTGCGGTGGGCGATATCGCCACAGACATCGCTACTGCACTGATTGCCGCTATTAACCTGCAAACAGACCAGCCTATGGTGGCCACAGTGAACGGCACCAATGCCTACGAGGTGGATTTAACCTGTCGCTGGAAAGGCGAGACCGGTTCCGGTGTCGACGTGCGTGTGGGTTATTACGAGGGCGACAAAACGCCCGCGGGTTTGGCATTAACCGTATCTCAAACCACCGCCGGCAGCGGTAACCCAGATATTACCCCGGCCATTGATGCGCTGGGCGACGAGTGGTTTAACTGGCTGGCGGTACCGTACACCGATGCCGCCAATATGACGATTTTAGAAACCGAACTCGGCAGTCGCTTCGGGCCCATGCGCCACATTGGCGGCCGGGCGTTTACTGCATTCGCCGGCACCCATTCCGCGACCGGCAGTTTCGGCAATACCCGCAATAATTTACACGTCACATGCATGGCAGCCGGTGCCTCGCCGACGCCGGTTTGGTTGTGGTCTGCTATCAATATGGCCATCGGTGGCCAGGCATTGTCGATCGACCCCTCCCGCCAGCTGCGCGGCAAAGTGTTGCCCGGCGTATTGCCGCCGGAAAAGCCCGATCGTTGGGACGATCCGCAGCGCAATACGTTGTTATTCGATGGTATATCTACTACCACCATCAGCAGCGCCGGCGAGGTGATGATCGAGGCACAAATCAGCATGTACCAGCTCAATAGCGGCGGTGTAGCCGACGATGCCTGGCTGTACATCAACACCCCGGAAACCCTGGAACGTATCCGCCTGGAACAGCGGCATTATTTCACCCAACGTTATCCCAACTGGAAGTTGGCCGGCGACAATTACGACGTGCCGCCTGGGCAGCCGATCATGCAGCCGAAAAAAGCCATCATGGAAATGTTGGGGCTGTACAAAAACTTTATGGACAAAGGCTGGACTCAGGATTATGAGTCGTACAAAGAGACCATCCTGGCCGAGGTAAACGCGGACAATAAAAACCGCTTGGATATTTACGATAGCCCGGTATTAATCAACAACCTGCGCATTGTCGCTATTCATACGGAGTTTAGATAATGAGTAATCAAGTCGTTGGCCGGGCAAAAATTAGCCTGGGTGCAATTGGTGAGGTGGCAACCGAAAAAGGAGCGACGCTGGACCCAGGCGGCGTCATTGGCGAACCTAAGCCTGCGGACAATGGCCGTATCTATCGAATGGATAAGGTCGAGGCGTCTAAGCTGAGTTGCAAAATCATGGCCACGCCGGATATTTCCTCGGCACAACTGAAGTTTAACGATGCGACAGTGTTGTTTGAGGCCGATACCGGGCAAAAATGGATGATTCGGAATGCGTTTACCTCGAACACGGTGCCGCTGGACTCAAGCAATGGCACCTATGACCTGGAAGTGTCGGGCGATATTGCGGAGGAAATCTAATGCCTAAAATCAAGCTGCAATTTCCGATTAACCACAACGATAAATTGGTGGATAGCATCGAGTTTCCGGATCGGGTAAAGCTCAAGCATTTAAAAGCCATGGACAGCGCTAATGGCGATATCGGCAAAATCGCCGCACTGATCGGCGTGCTTGCTGATTTACCGGCGTATGCCGTCGATCAAATCGATGCCGAAGACCTGGACGCTATTTCTAATAATGAGGTGTTCGCCGGTTTTTTGGATCGTGCCCCTGCAACTGGCAGCAAGTAATGGCGGATGTCGCCTACATATTTCATTTTCCGCCGTCCGAACTGTGGGCAATGGAGATAGGCGAGCTGTTGATGTGGCATGGCGAGGCAGTTAGGATTGATGGTCAATAATCTCAAACTGAAACTAACCCTCAGCGCGATCGATAGACTGAGCGGTCCGTTACGGCGCATTAATGCTCAGGTGAGAAGCTTGTCATCGCCGGCTACTAGAGTAGGCCGCGATCTGGCTAACGTCACCAGAAAAGCGGCGCGCTTAACCGGTACATTGGCGGCCATGGGTACGGTGGCGGCGGGAATTGGGGCGTTGTTTGTAAAAAACGAGCTGCTGGGGACTGCGGCGCAGTTCGAGAAATTCAATGCCAAATTAAAAACAATAGAAGGCAGCGCCGCTAAAGCCGAAAAATCCATGGATTGGATTTCTGAATTTGCCACTAAAACACCGTTTGAATTTGATGAAGTGACCGATTCATTTATCAAATTGCGAAATTACGGTTTCGACCCTACCAACGGATTATTAAAAACTTTAGGGGATACCGCTGCCGCTATGGGAAAGCCGCTTGACCAAGCCGTAGAAGCCATTGCAGAAGCCGTGATGGGTGAAAATGAGCGGCTAAAAGAGTTTGGTATTAAGGCGTCAGTAAACTCAAAAAAACACAAAATCGAGTACACCTACGTCGATAACGGAAAAACTATCACCGAATCTGTTGATAGCCGAAATAAGATGATGATCCAGTCAACGCTGGAAGCCATTTTCAATAGCAGATATGCCGGATCAATGGCCTTAATGGCCAAAACATGGGACGGCATGATGTCAAATGTCAGCGACCAATGGACACGCTTTAAATTAAAAATTATGGAAGCTGGCCTATTCGACTGGATGAAAGGCAGACTGGCTAATCTATTGGCGATCATAGACCGCATGGCCGCCGATGGTTCGTTAGAGCGTTGGGCCGGCAATGTAGGCAAAAAATTGCAACGCGGTTTTGAAATGGGCTGGGCAGCTGGTAAAAAGATTTATGAAGTATTGAACAAGCTAGCCGATAGCGTTGGCGGTTTTGGCAATTTAGCCAAAATTAGTTTAGGTGTTGTCGCGGCAATCATGACCGGACCGTTGTTGTTGGCTGTAGCTCAGTTGACGCAAAGTATTATTTGGTTATTTGCGGCATTCTCGGCAAATCCTATGCTGGCCGGCATCATGGCCATAGCCGCTGGGCTGGTATATGTCATTAAAAACTGGGATGACGTCGTTGGTGGATTTAGGGTCGGTATCGATGCGATTGTCAGCTGGTTTTCGGAAAAGTTTGCAGCCGCTATTAACACTGTAAAAACCACTATTAAAGCGTTGGGTGATGGTTTTAGGGGTATCGTAAATGGACTAAATCCGTTTGGATCGAGTGAGAAGTTATTCGCTGCGCCGTTGCCATCTGCCCCCAGCTACGCCCCTGGGTTTGCTAATCGTGTGAACATGCATTCTCTGCCAAAACCTGCCGACGGCAAATTAGTAGTTGAAATCCAAGGCGCACCTGTAGCAGTAAAATCTCTACAAGCTAACAGTGGCCAAATCGATGTTAAAAACCCACGCGCCGGGGTGCATTTTCCATGAGTTTTATCGACGAACTATTACCCGGCAGTTTGGAAGACATTCCGTTTTTCGTCGATTCGCATAGTGCCCCGGTCGGCCAGCGATTGGCGGTGCATGAATATCCCGGTCGCGACCTGCCCTACATAGAAACACTAGGCCGCAAAGCCCGTCAATACAGTATTCAGGCATTTGTGATTGGCGCAGATTACATCAGCAGCCGCGATAAGTTATTAAAAGAGGTGGCCAAGGGCGGCAAAAAACGCCTGGTGCATCCGTGGTTGGGCCGCATGAATGTGGTGGTCGAGCAAATGACCCCGTCCGAATCCACCCGCGAAGGCGGCATGGTGACGCTGGATTTCTCGTTTTACGAAGCCGGCGAAGATGTGTTACCGGCAGCGACCGACAGTACCCCGGCGTGGACCATTATTCGAGGCAAAGTGGCGGAGCAAACCGTGATGGATACATTCGCCGAGCTGGTGGATTTTTCGCCCTCGTCGTTTCTGCAGGGCCACATGCAAGGCCTCATTGACACCATGGACAGCGGGTTAACCGCCATGATCGGCAACCTGCCGATGCCGGGCGGGTTGCTGGATTCCGCATTATCCGCCGGCGAGGCGATTTTATTGGGCCGTAACCCGCTATCCGCTGTGCTGGGCCAGTTATCCTCGCCGGCCGGCGTGGTGTCGGCCATGGTCAGCGTGGCCAGCGGTTCCACCGGATTGTTGTCGCGGGCGGTCAAAGTCGGCTATTCGCAATTGCTGCGGGCCGGGGCTTTGACCGATTTGGGCACCACCTCCAATTTTTTCGGCGGTTCGCCGGTGCCGGCACCCAGCCGCGCCATTGCCGCGCAAGCCGCCAGCACGCCGGCCCCGGCCTATTCGGCCCGGCCGATGACCGCACTGCGGTTGGTCAAGTCGTTGGAGCCGGCCGTTAGTTGGTCGGCATTGCCCAGCGGCACTGCAGGCAAAGAGCAGGCCGCCCGCAACCAAGCCGCGACCCGGGCGGCGCTGGAACACATCAGCGCCATCGAGCAGGCTCGCTTAAGCGCGGCGCTGCAATATCCCAGCAAACAGGATGCCTACGCGGTGCGCGATTACATTAGCAACCGCCTGGCTACACTCGCCAAAACCGCTGAATACGCGGTTTACGTGGAACTGCAAAAGCTGCGGGCCGCCGTGCATAAGGACTTGACCGCGCGCGGCAACCAAAACGCCAGCCTGACCACGCTTAGCTATAACGCCACGCTGTCGGCGCTGGTGATCAGTTACAACCATTTCGGTACCGCCACTCGCGAAACCGAGATATTGGCGCGCAATCCGTGGATTGAACATCCTGCCATGGTGCCGGGCGGGGTTGAGTTGGAGGTGTTGAGTGTATGAATAGATCGGTATTTTTGATCAGTATTATGTGGTCATTAAACGCCTATCGGGCGCTGCTACATAATGAAACTTTTGGGATATATATATTGATCGCTGTAACACCACTTCTTGGGTATTTAGCATGGAAGGGTCTTGATGTTATTGAAAAGATAAGAAACACATTGTCAGATGACTAATCAACTTGCTCTAAAAATAGACGACAAAGCCTGGGATGGATGGACCTCGATTCGGGTGGTGCGCAGCATTAAGCAGGCGGCCAATACCTTCGATTTGGAGTTGACCGACCGTTGGGCCGGCCAACCTAATCTGCGGCCGATCCGAGACGATTCAAAATGCCAGGTGTGGATCGATGGCGATATCATCATTAGCGGTTACGTGTTTGAGGTGATGCCCAGCTATGACGAGCTAAGCCATTCGATTGCGGTATCCGGGCTCAGCGCCGCCGCCGATCTGGTGGATAGCAGCACCAAGGGCCGACAGTTTTCCGGGCGCACCTTATTACAAATCGCCGCCGATCTGGCCGCGCCGTTCGGTATTGCCGTAGCTGCGGAAACCGATATCGGCGGGCCGTTTGCCAAGGTGGCGCTGGAAGCCGGGCAAAGTATTTTCGACTTTTTGAACGAATTATCGCGGATTCGCGGCGTGCGCATCGTCAGCAAGTCCGACGGTTCGTTGGCGTTTATCCGCACCGGTACCGCCGTGGCGCCGACTAAATTGGTCTACGGCCAAAACATCAAGTCCGCCTCCGGCCGTTTCAGCAGTTCCGAGCGATTCAGCGAATACCGGGTATTGGGCCAAACTAGCGGCACTGATCTATTCCACGGCGACCAAGCCGCGCATGCCGAGGCGTTGGTAAAAGACCTTAACCTGCGATATCGCCCCACCTGTATCATTGCCGACGGCCCGGCCCATGCCGCCGACTGCAAAACCCGCAGCGCCGCCGAAATGAACCGCCGCGCCGGCGAAGGCCAAAGCATTAGCTACACGGTGCGCGGATGGCATCATGCTCAAGGGCTGTGGGAGCCGAATGTACTGGTGGACGTGGAAGACCCATTGCTAAACGTTATGGCCCGGTTGCTGATCAGCCAGGTCACCTACAGCATAGACGACAACGGCGGCAGCATTACCGTTCTGGAAGTGACCCCGAAACAGGCATTCGACCTGGAGCCGCAGCCGGAACCCGAGCCGAACAGCGGCAATGGAGGGTGGTGATGGAGAGTCTAAAACGCCGCCTACAGTTGTTGGTTACTCGGGGCATTGTCTCGCTGGTGGATAGCGCAACGGCATTGCAAATGCTGCAAGTGAAAACCATTGGCGCATTGGCGCTGGATAGCGTCGAGCATTTTGAACCCTATGGATTTACCGCCCACGCCCACCCAGGTTCGGAAGCAATTACCCTCAGCGCCGGCGGCCGTAGTGGACACGAAATAGCGATTTGCGTGGCCGATCGGCAATATCGGTTAAAAGACCTGGAAGCTGGGGAAGTGGCGATTTATGACGATTTAGGCCAAACCATTACCCTTAAGCGTGACCATATCCATGTTAAAGCGCCGAAGGTGGTGATTGAGTCTGATGATATCAATCTGGGAGGTGAGGGTGGCGCAAAAGTGGCGCGGATCGGCGATCGGGTAAATGTCGGTTCCGGTTCCAGTGCGGGGTTGTGGCCGATTGAAGAGGGTTCAGACAAGGTAAAGTCGTTATGAACCAGGATTTTTTCTCAACACAAGACGCCACCGGCCGCTTTTACCTGGACCTATCGACCGGCAACCCGCCTATCGATAACACATTACAAGCCGCCGTCATCGCCAGCTTGTTTACCGACCGCCGCCTGACGGCGGATGACCCACGCCCGCAACACCTGGCAGATGATATTCAAAACTACGCAGGCGGTTATTGGGGCGACGATTACCCGTCCGACGGTAGTGAACCAGGCGCGCAAGCTCGCCCACACGGCTCTTTGCTATGGGTGTTGCATCGTGCAAAGGAAACGGCAGAAACAAGACAGCTGGCTATCATTTATATAGAGCAGTCACTGCAATGGCTGATCGATACCGACCGGGCTATTGAAATCGGTGTCGATGCCTGGTGGCATGCGCCGTCCATGCTGGGTTGCTCGATTGACATTACCCAGCCGGATGGCAGTGTCTGGCAAACCCAATTCGATTCGGTGACAGGATGAGCAATTTCACTAAACCCACGTTACCGGAAATATTGACCCGCGTTGGCGTGGATATGCACGTGGTTGGCGGCGTCGATCAAACTCAATACAACGCGATTATCGAGGGCATTAAGCAATCGTTGGCGGGCGTATCGCATGGGTTGCATGGTCATTTGGATTGGCTGGCCACTCAGTATCACCCCTTTACCGCATCAGGTTTGTCATTAAAGCAGTTTGCCGCCGTGCACGGATTGACCAATCTGGCGGCCACGCCGGCCGCTGGCGCTATAACGTTTGCCGGCACTAATGGCGCGATAATATTGGCTGGCACTCTACTGCAAAGCAAATACGGCGTCGAATATGCTACTGATGCCGAGGTAGTTATTGCGACTGGTGTCGCGGCGGCCACGGTCACGGCGGTAGCTACCGGTGCTGCGGGTAACCTAGCGGCTGGCGAGGTGTTATCGCTCGTCAGCCCGATCGCCGGCGTTACATCGACGTTGATGCTCACAGGCGATGGTTTGACCGGTGGCGCCGACATCGAGGGCGACGACAATTTACAGACGCGTTATTTCCGCCGCGTGCGCAATCCGGTACAGGGCGGTTCGCAATCGGATTATGAAACCTGGGCCCTGGAATTTCCCGGCGTCACCCGCGCCTATGCAGTATCGAATGGTATGGGCGACGGCACGGTGGTGGTGTATTTCATGATGCACAATACCTATGCCGACGGCGTTCCGTTAACAGCCGACGCCACGGCTCTTTATAACTATATCGATCCGTTGCGGCCGGCCGGCATGTCCGGTTTGTACGTAGTGCCACCTATTGCAGCGCCATTAAATCCTGAGATTGCCCTGGCGCCGAATAATGCCACGGTGCGGGCAGCCGTTGAAGCCCAATTAGCGGCGTTGATTTTGGATGAAGCGCGGGTGGAAGACGGCACCGGCGCCGGTAAATTGTTGCTCAGTCATATTCGCGAGGCCATATCGATTGCCGTCGGCGAAACCGATCACAGTCTAACCAGCCCGACAGCGAACGTTGAGCCTACCACCGGCCAAATCGTCACACTGGGCACGGTCACATTTACGACGTTATGAGCGCATCCGCCGCCGATTATTTAACCGCGTTATTGGCGCATTTACCCAATGGCAAGTTGTGGGACGACCTGCGCCAGCCTGGTTCCGGCGTTTATGAGTTGCTGGCAGCGGAAGCGGAAGAGCTGGCCCGCATTGATGCGCGCGCAGATCAGTTGCGCAACGAACTGGATCCCCGCTATACATCGGAATTGCTAAACGATTGGGAGGTTTACGCCGGCCTGCCGGACCCCTGTGCCGCCGGTGTGAATACCACGCTGCAAGAGCGTCGCCTGGCGTTAGTGTCCAAATTGACCTATACCGGCGGCCAGACACGTGCGTTTTATCTGGCGTTGGCGACAGCGATGGGCTACAGCATCACGATTACCGAGTATCAACCGTTTGTGTGCGGCATCAGCCAATGCGGCATTGACCAGCTATGGAGCGGCGGCCATACCGTCCGTCATCATTGGACCGTCACGGTGCTGGGGCCTCGTGTGACCTATTTCCGTTGCGGCGAGTCTGAGTGCGGGATAGACCCGCTGATGAAATATGTGCCTGCAACCGATCTGGAGTGCCGCTTTAGACGCATCAACGAGGCACATCGCAATTTACATTTTAACTATGTCCCATAGGAGATAAGCATGGAATACCAACAACCTGTCGGGGGTGCTCCCGGCGATCCGTATGTCGATGGTGTGGTCGGTGTGTCGGCTGGATCAATTCCGCCTGCGGCGGCGATCGAACATCCTCAGCGTGAAATTGTATCTGTTATTGAGGCGGCGGGTTTGACACCTGCCGGCGGTGATTTGACTCAGCTATTGCAGGCTTTGACATCAGGCTGGGATTTGCCTAAAAATGTTGCTGGCAGCGGGTATCTAACACTCCCCGGCGGAATATTAGTTCAGTGGGGTGTGGTTCCGGTTATTGCCAGTGGCGGGGCCGTTAATGTGACGTTCCCCACAACGTTTAATGATGTGTACGCTATTTTTCTGACGTGTAGCTCAATTGGGTTGAGTTCTACGCCAATCGCGCTATCAGTTAACAGCACCTCGACCGCGTCGCAACTGGTGGTTTCAAATAATTCGGCGATTGCTCAGGGCGGTTGGTTTTTTGCAATAGGAGGCTAATATGTATTATTCGGCGACAACAAATGGTTTTTATGATTTATCTATTTTTCGGGGTGTTATTCCTGCCGACGCGGTTGAGATATCTAGTGCTGAGCACGCGTCTCTGCGTGCCGGCGAAGTCGCCGGACAAATTATTACTGCTGACCCCGTGAGCGGCATGCCCGTGCTTTCTAGTCCGGCTCCGCTGTTGATGAGTGATGTTCGGGCATCCATGCAAGCAGAGTCGTGGAAAATATGCCGCGCACTTACGCAAATTGGCTTGCGTGAAGTGGTGGAAGCGGAAGTGGCAAAAGCAGATCAGGATACACAGGATATGTGGAATCGGGCAAGGGTGTTCAAGCGTTTATCGCCGTTCACATTGTCGCTGGCGGCAGCGTGCGGTGCCACGCCAGAGAAAATCGACGACTTGTTTCATCTTGCGAATTCGATCGAGGAGTAGTTAAAAAAAGACGTGCGCGTTGGGTGGCATATTTGTGTTGAATAATCTGCTAAAACATTATCCTGCGTTTACCGATTCGTTTAACATGCAAATTTGGATAGATGTCGATGCGCTGGTTGTTGATGCGATGACAACTAACGTCATCACATTGACCCAATACAACGCATTCCAAACAGCGTTCGATTCCAACGGCATCCCTGTCACGTTGCCGCCCGTTTAACATTTGGCAATTAAGTTGCATAATGCGCAAACAAAATACACGCCATTTATCTTACAAATTCAATGCCATTTATCGCGCGCCGCTTCAACAT